CCATCTGAGAAGATGTGAATCAACGCCTTCCCGGAAGCATTTTCATCCAGCCAGGCTTTCCAATCGGTCACAGTGCCACGAAACGAATTCTGATCCTGATACACCGTTTGAAACTGCTTCATTCGATTTCATCTCCTTGAAAATTTGGGAGGTGCTATTCTATATGGTCGTATTTTACCACAGGGGCAAGGGCTGTGTCTACCGTAAAGGCTGCTCTTTTTTCTCGATGCTCACACGACCGCCACGGTCCTTCCTCACCCCGCCTCCCACAAAAACCAAAAAAGCCGGGGAGAAAGTCACTTCTCCCCGTGTCGGTCGCTACTTTAGCATCTCCTGTCAGCCCGGCACCGTCATTTCCAGCCTCATCAGAGGGTGGTGGACTTCTCCGGCACCTCCCCTGTCACCGTCACCCCTGCCTTGAACCGCACATTAACCCCGGTAGAAGAAACATCCACCCCCTCTATGAACCTCAAAATCGTCTCATCGTTCCACCCATCAAGCCTCCCCGGCCTCGTCACATCAATGAACTGTTTTAGCGTATAGCACGTGTCCCCAATCTCTCCCAGCGACGTTTTGTCCTGATTCTCGATCCAATCCAGCGCCGCCATGATCTGGAAACGGTTGAATAGTAAGGCTGCTCTTTCTTCTTCGGTCATGTCGTGATCCTTTCCGTGTATTATTTCTACTCGACTCTGCCCTTCCGGTCCTTCGGTTCCTCCCGGCGCTCCTGGCTCTCCCTGTCCTCCTTTCCACGCTTGATTCGGTCCCACTTTCCACGGCGGAGTTGACCCCGTGTGGCCATCGTTCGTGGCCAGTGCCCTCTCGGCTCGCGCGAGCAACAGTTTAAGATTCTCCCGCTCCAGCTCCAGCTTACGGAAACTGTCGAGCACAGCAGCTTGGAGCCGCCCCTCAGAGATACTGAACCCACAGTCCGGGCAGAACCATTTCGTATATTTCCCGCGCTTTTGGTGGAGTACAGCCCCACACGCGCACCGACATCTCCCCGCCAGCGCCCGCTTGGATCCATACTTAACCCCACCTGTGCGCCCACCCTCACTGTTCAACCGTAGAGAAGCGCGCCGCGCCTGTTCAATCTGCGCCAGTTCCCACACTTCCTTCGGCACGATGGGCTCATGGGCATTTTCCACGTAGAACTGGTCCGCTTCGCCAGTGTTCTTTTTACTTCTATGCGTTAAGAAATTCGGCACAACCGTCTTCTGGAGACGCAAGTCCCCTGCATACTTCTCATTTGAAATCAGGTAACGGATGTTGGTTGGGTACCAGGTGGTAGCGCCGGTGGCGGTGGGGATCTGTTCTTTCGTAAGCGTGGAGGCGATCATATCGACGGAGTGGCCGTTGAGGAACAAGGAGAAGATGCGGCGAACAGTGCTCGCCTCCGCCGGGTTGATGACGAGCTGGCCGTCCTTTTTATCATACCCAAGGAAGCGACTACAGTTGATGAAGTGGTGGCCCTCCTGAAACCTTGTCCTTATCCCCCATTTCACGTTTTCGGAGATTGATTGGGACTCACCCTGCGCAAGACTCGACAAGACGCAAAGGACGATTTCAGAAATGCTGTCCCTTGTGTCTAACCCCTCTTTGCTGAACACAATGCCCACGCCGAGTGAATTCAGCTCGCGGACTAGGCTAAGCAGATCTACGGTATTTCTTGCCATGCGCGAGATGCTCTTGGTAAGAATCAGGTCAACCTCGCCCCGCCGTGCGGCTTCCAGAAGCTGGTTCAACCCATCGCGCTTCTTCATGGACGTGCCACTGATACCGTCGTCGGTGTACAGTCCCGCGAACTCCCATTCCGGATTACTCTTTATTAAGTTTGTGTAATGCTCTTGCTGGTTAGTCAGGCTTAACTCCTGCTGGTCGGAATCCGTCGAAATTCTCGCGTAGGCTGAGACGCGCAATTTCCGCGTCGGGGTCAAGGGATCCTGCGACATTACCGTTCTCTTGATTACCTGAACTGCCATTCTGATTTCCTCCTTGCCATCAAATTCCTCTTCTGGTATAATTGGGTTTGAGCAGTGTGGGCGCTGTGCCACCCTCTGTCATCTGTTCCCCTGGAACTGTTGCATTCTGGAAAAGTACCATCCTGGAAAAGTTGAACTGTAGAACTGTGGAACTGTGGAACTGGGGAGCAGCAGCACAGTAGAGCCGTGGAATCAGTAATCCCGTTCCGACACGATCCGCACACCGCACTTGAACCTGAACTCCATGCGCCCTCCCTGCCAGATGGTCACGTCCTCGACGTGATCCATGAATATCGGTTCAACTTCAGCCCATTTGGCCCGAGCGTTTACCTTGCTGCACGCCTTCCTCAAAGCTTCCTTCGCGTCGCCGCTGACCTGCTGACGCAAGGCCTCTTCCTCCTGCTGGAGTGTGTTCAAGCGCCGGGTGAACTCCGCCGCGCCGAGAACCGGTTGGAGCGTTTTCACCGCTTCCTGTCTACTCAAGTTTTCCTGCAAACGTTGGGTGGGCTCGTCCTCGCCCATCGTGTTGGAATGAATACTGAGCAGCCTATCGATATCCTCAACGATACTTTTAAACGCCGCCTTCACTTCCAAATCGGGAACCGGCGTCTGCGGGCAAGCTCTGCTGTTATGCCCAGTGCAAATCCATTTGATCTCATATGCGCTGCTGAATCGGTGCAGGTGATGCCCACAGTGGCCGCAGATGAGTCGGCTGGAAAAGGCGTATCTGTTCCCGCTCTTCCCATCCCCCTTCTTCCTCCCAAGGGCACGGCCTTTCAGGGCTTCCTGGGCGGCTTCATACACTTCGTGAGAAATGATCGGGGGATGGTGATCTGAAACGTAGTAACTGTCCTCACTCCCGTCGTTCTTCTTCCGCGGGCTGTTGCCAACCCGTATGGTTTTCTGAAGGAGCACATCACCTGTGTAGGTCAAATTTACCAAGATCGCCTTGACTGTGCCCGGCTGCCAGGTCGCGCCACGCTTCGTCGGAATTCCCTCTGCCGCCAGAGCGTTTGCGATGCGATAAGTGCCGAGACCGTCGAGGCACATAGCATATATTCTGCGGACGACTGCGGCTTCAGCTTCGTTCAACACAAGCTGCCCGGACTCGTTAGAATCATACCCATACGGCGGCCGGTTGTAGAAGAATTCCCCGCGCATCATTCTGCTCTTGTATCCCATCTTGGTGTTCAGCTTGATGGACTTGCTCTCGAACTCGGCAAACGTGGACATCAGATCGAGCAGCAGATTTCCCATACTTTTGCCAGAATGTATCTTCTCAAGTGTGAAATACACGTCAATCCCTAGATCGTACAAAGATTGCAACGTGGAAAGGGTCTGCTCAGCATTGCGGCCCCATCTTGAAATCGACCTGGTGACGATCATGTCGATCTTACCGGCACGGCAATCCGCCATCATCCTCTGGAAGCCTGGGCGGTTGACATTGTCCGTTCCCGAAATGCCGTCGTCCACGTACACGTCAACCAGCGTCCAATTCGGCGTGTGTTCGACCATGTGGCGAAGGTTGACCTCCTGCTGCTGAACTGACGCTTCCTGCATGTCGGAGCTGGTCCTGCAGTAGCAGGCCACTCGCAGGATCTTCTCTTCCTTGGGCTTGGCCTTGATGGCCACATGCTTGGTGCCACGGATTTCGGCTTGGGTCTTAACCCCCATGTCTGCTGTAATGGGCATACAGTTCACTTCCTTTCAATTTCTTCTTCTCTACCTGATCGCCATTGCTGCGGTGGCGGTGGCATCCCTGGTGGCGTTGGATGGGCCAGCTCCAAACAAATCCTCGAAGGTGAAGAGACGGCCCAAGCGGCGGGCAGCGGCTTCGTCAGCGTGTGCGATTCTCACAACCGGAGCCTTGTACCAGAAACCGAAGATGCTGCGCTTCCATATCCAGACCAAAAACCAGATCTTGTACATCTTTCTCTCCTTTCCCGTCCCACGCTTCTCTGCGTCCAGCAGTCTGCAAACCGCAATGACGTGGATGCGGAGGGCGTTGTTTAGTTAGCCCATACTACCGTC